CCTCGCCAGCAGGATCACGGTCACAGAGCATTACGAAGTAGCCACTCGTGTTGCCGCTGATCGTGAGATAAACACCAGGATTGCCGAGCTGGATCTCGAAGTAGGCTGCAAGAAGCTCCTGCAGCGCCGTTTTAATTTGTTCAGGCATCAAAAATTCCAAAAAATTAGAATGAGTACAAAATAGACAGCTAAGAACGAAAAGCCGTATTTCATTTCTTTATTTAGTCGCATAGCGCCTCCTAAGCTGTGATCTTGTACAAGAACGCAAGGAACACAATGAAAACAGCAGCAAACAAAATGCTACCGAACCACGCAGGGCATTTATTATTTGTACCCATTAAACAACTCCTTTTTGCGGTAAGCACTTGAACTGCAGTGCTTTGGTGTTTAAGTAGCCCATGCGTTTTTTATACGCCTCACATGAGACCACGCTATTGAAAGACACATTATCAATTGCGCCTCTCGTAACAGATTGATCAGCAGGGCTGTTGAATACAGCCCAAAGCAAGATGATTGATTTCATTTTAGACACTCAATCCAAACAACGCGAAAGCAGCTCGATTAAAAACCATGCTGTTGTAAGGATCTTCGGGCATATCGCGTAGTGCGTCACGACTCATGTAATAATTTCCAAAGTTATGTAGTGTGCTGCCATTATGAGCAGACTCAACAGTTGCAATGACAACATCGTTCTCATGCTTTGCAAAAGTAATCTTTAGCAGCAACGGCTTTTTCATTCCCTCTTTGTGAACCATCAAGCCATTTGTCATGCAGTAGCCCTCAAGCTCGCCACTTAGACTTTTAACTTCACGGTGAACCCAAGAACTAAATTGAGCTTTAAATTTTTCCTTTTGAGCGTCATCCATTACATCAAACGGAATGCTTGAATCAGTAAAGCGTTTGATTGCTTTGTGATTCATGCGAGCAACCCATTCAGGATGAGCCGTAGCTAAACGACGGTAGTTGTTTACTGCAGAGCGAACATTGCTTAGCGCCTGTTCGTTTAGTGATGATTGAATTGACATAGTTATTTCTCTGATTGGTTGATTTGTAAGCGATAGTTAGTATCTTCCGACCTATTAATTCAATTATATATCATACACATGATACATAAGGGGAATAATTAAATATATTTGTAACTAAATGTAATGGGCAACCTATTGCACACGGCGCATTTGTGCTAATCAACGACATAACGCATAATAAAATGCATTGGTGTGCTGACTTATACTGGCAATGAATATTCCCGAAGATCTAAGACGTGTTAAGCCTGGCGATGTGCCGCTTACATTTGTACCGAGAACTCCAAAGGAGATGGCTTGGTGCTTGTCTGATCCTATTTGGCGGCTAAGCAGCGGACAGCTCTATAAGATCAAGGTGAAACCTAAAGACGAGGACGAGAACGGCGAAATGCAGGCTCGTGTCGTTCCGTTCAAGCCTAACCGTGCTCAGCGTAAGCTGATGAAGAAGCTGCACAAGTGGAACATTATTCTCAAAGCACGTCAGCTCGGTTTCACCACGTACATCGCAATCCTGTTCCTTGACTGTGCCTTGTTCGCCAAAAAGGAAAGCCCTGTCACGGCGGCGATTGTGGCCCACACGCAGGAAGCTGCAGAGGAGATTTTCGGGGATAAGGTAAAATTCGCATACGAGAACCTGCCGTTAATGCTGCAGGCGGCGATGCCACTGGTGCGCAACCGTGCCGATGCGCTTGAGTTCGCTCATAACAATTCAAAGATCCGTGTATCCACGTCGTTCCGTTCAGGGACATTGACACACCTGCATATCTCAGAGTTTGGTAAGATCTGTGCGAAATTCCCTGATCGTGCGGATGAGGTTGTAACAGGTTCGATCCCTGCAGCCGAAATGGGGATGATCTTCATTGAATCCACGGCGGAGGGGCGTGCAGGTCACTTCTATGATATGTGCCAGCGTGCTCGCCGTATCGCATCGTATGGACGTAGGCTCACTAAAAAGGAGTTTAGATTCCATTTCTATCCGTGGTGGGATGACAAGAACTACCGCATGGATGCGGACATCGTTGATATATCGGAGAAGGAACACGAGTATTTCGATGAGGTTGAGGCTAAGATGGCTTGCTCAATCGACATCGAGCAGCGTGCCTGGTATATCAGCACACGCGATAACGTGTACTCAGGTCAAGACGATAAAATGTGGCAGGAATATCCTTCCACACCTGACGAGGCTTTCCAGCAATCTACACAAGGATGCTATTACGCCGTTCAGATGACCAAAATGCGCAAAGAGAAGCGCATTACTCGCATTCCTTTCGAGCCTGGTTATCCAGTCAATACGTTTTGGGACATCGGCAACCGCGACGGCACGGCGGTATGGCTGCATCAACAGGTTGGTGCTCAGCATCGTTTTATTAAATTCTTTGAGGGATGGGGCGAGTCTTACAGCTATTTCGTCGGCAAGCTCATGGAATTCCAACGTCAGACAGGCTGCATCTATGGTCGCCACTACCTACCGCATGACGGCGCACACGAACGTCAAGGCGAGATCAACAATACATCACCACGCACCATGCTTGAAAATCTCGGACTGCGGAACGTCGAGATCGTTGAGCGTGTGAGCGAGATCCAGCACGGTATTCAAGCGACACGTGATTATATGTCGTCATGCTGGATTGATGATGAAGGCTGTAAGGAGGGTATCGTTCACTTGGATAGCTATCGCCGTACATGGAACGAGCGACTGGCTTGCTATACCGATCAGCCATTACACGACGTTCACTCAGAAGCAGCCGATGCATTCCGTCAAGCTGCTCAGACTTTCGTGAACAATAGTCACACGGTCTCAACAGGAAAACGCCCGAAACGGCGTAATAAAGGCGGTATGGCTGCTTAAATCTATTAATATTGGAGCGTGTACGTGAATAGAATCTGTTTAAGTGGGCTATGCCCTTGCTTCATTCGCGTAGACGCAACGAACAATCAATAACTTATATCGCACCAATCAAGCAATCAGCAGAATACGTTGCGTCGTGTCAACCGCAATAACATTACACTCACGCCGTAACTGTTGCTAGAATGAAAACAGATAGGCTATGACGTAAACGGAGAATCACAATGGCACAGTTTGATCTTGATCTCACTAAGCCGCACTTTGAGAAGAAGCGAGGCGATCTGATGCTGTATGGCGCTTGGCATGGAAAGCGATTGCGTCCTTGCCTTGTGGTCCTTCCTGCATATCGCATGGGTAAGGCTGTACCGCTTGTTGTTGAAGTGGATGACGCTTGGATGTGGCAACCTGACGACATCGACGCAGATCCACGCCGTAACGCTCACTTGATCGGCATGTTCCTGCTTCAAAACGGCATGGATGCAACTAACACGTTCACGGCGATGAAAGTTGCATCCCTGATCCATGATCATTTAGGCGACCTATTACGCATCCCACCAAAGCCAGTCGATGACGAGCGAGTAGTGGGCGATGTATTCCACACGGATCACGACACAGGAAAGGTCACTCACAAGGAGATCATCGAACGTGTTTGATGCAGATCACAAAGACAGTGGAATGGATTTTGCGAAGGGGCGACTAGATAGCAGCGATCCATATACACGTATGCCTGAGACTGAGCAGGTCGGTAGCAAGAAACGCCATCCACTTGATAGCGATAAGATGGAGGCACAGCGCCGTAAGCTGATGTCTCTATACGAAGATGAGCTAGATCGACAGTCCGAAAACCGTCACGATCAAGCCATTGACGAGGATTTTTACGACAATATTCAGTGGCGTGAGGAAGATGCTCGCGTGCTTAAAGATCGTGGCCAAGTACCATTGGTCTATAACGTCATTTCATCGAGCGTGAATTGGGTGCTCGGTACAGAGAAGCGAGGGCGCTCAGACTACAAGATCCTGCCACGGCGTAAGGATGCGAGCAAACCTGCAGAACGCAAAACACAGTTGATGAAGTACCTCAGCGATGTGAACCGCACGCCGTTCCATCGCTCTCGTGCGTTTGAGGATGCAGTGAAAGTCGGGCTTGGCTGGATGGAGTCAGGCGTTCAGGATGAGGATGACGGCGAACCAGTTTATAACCGCTATGAATCTTGGCGCAATATTCTTTGGGATAGCGCCTGCACTGAAAAGGATCTGACTGACTGCCGCTATATCTTCCGTGTGAAATGGGTAGATCTCGATGTTGCTGAGGCAATGTTTCCTGATCGTGCTGGTATCTTACGTGCCAGCGCTGCAGGTGTGAACTCATACGGTATTGATAGCGACGGCGACGAGATCATGGACTCGCAAGAGGATCTGCTCGGCGGTTATGCATCGGTACGCAATGCGATCAACGGTTATCGCCGTGATCGAGTACGTTTAATCGAATGCTGGTACAAGAAGCCAACCAAAGTTAAGCGCATGGTAGGCGGTGACTTCTCAGGCGAGATCTACAACGAGAAAGATCCTGCACCAGCGCACACGGCGGAAATCGAAGAAGGTAAATCCGTACCAATGAGCCGCACCATGATGCGGATGCATGTTTGTATCTTCTGCAACACTGGAATGCTTTGGTTCGGTGAAAGTCCATACCGACACAATCAATTCCCATTCACGCCGATATGGTGCTACCGCCGTGGCCGTGATGGTCTACCTTACGGCATGATCCGTGGAATGCGTGACATGCAAGAGGACATCAACAAGCGTGCATCCAAAGCTTTACACATCCTGAGCACGAACAAGGTGATCATGGATGAGGGTGCAGTCGATGACCTAGACGAGTTCGCTGAGGAAGTGAGCCGACCTGACGGTATTATCGTCAAGAAGCAAGGCAAAGAGCTTACAATCAATGTCGAGCGTGAGCTTGCACCTGCACACATGCAGTTGATGAGTCAATCTATTCAGATGATTCAAACGCTCTCAGGTGTGACAGATGAGAACTTAGGGCGTTCAACCAATGCCACCAGTGGGCGTGCTATCACGGCGCGTC